ATTATGTATTGCATGGGAGGTATATACTACAAAATAAAGTAAGTGTTGTTATAAAGATAGTAAAATACAATGAAGATACTATATGGCATTCGTTAAAGGAGATACAAGAATAAATTTAAATGGCAGACCAAAAGGTGCACTGAATAGAACAACAGAACAAATGCGTCTAACTATAAATCGTGCAGTAAACAATACACTCAATACAATACAATCAGATTTAGAGGAATTAAAAAAGACTGACCCTGTTAAAGCATTAGAGTTATCAATGAGACTAATGGAATATGCAATGCCTAAGATGAGGTCAATAGATTTGAAAGGTAGTATAGAGGTAGACCAAAGAATACATCAAGTAAGTGTAAATATAAACAGAACGGGTAGTGAACTTAGAGATTAACACAACTATTACATTTGAAAACCTAATTGATAGCAAGACTAGAGTTACACAACACATAGGAGGAACGAGAAGTGGTAAGACATATGCTATATTGCAATTCCTGATAGTAAAAGGAATAGAAAATAAAGAAACAATAACAATAGTAAGAAAGACAATACCCTCTCTTAAAAGAACTGTAATAAAGGATTTTAAGGATATCTTACAGGGACTAAACATATGGCAAGATGAAAACTATAATATTACTGACCGCATCTATAATTTGTACGATTCTACTATTCAATTCCTCTCTACTGATGATGCTGATAAGTTACGTGGTATTAAATCTACTATACTATTTGTTGATGAGGCAAGTGAGATTGATGAGGAAAGTTATTTTCAGTTATCTATTAGAACTTCAGGCAACATCATACTTGCTTATAACCCGACCATTAGTCCTTACCATTGGATTAGACAGATGCAAGATTGTGAAAGATTTGTAACAACATACAAAGATAATCCTTACTTGCCAAAAGAAATGGTTAAAGCAATTGAGGAATTAAAATTAACTAATTTAAAATATTATAAAATATATGGCCAGGGTGAATTCGCTCCGAATGATAAAGCAATATTTGAGTTTGACATATGCGATGATATTGAAGCTGATTTTATTTGTTTTGGGTTTGACGTTGGTTATTCTAATGACCCCGCTTGTCTTGTGGCAATTTATAAAAATAGTGATACTTTATATTTGGAGGAACTCATATATGAGACGGGTATGGTTACAAAAGATATAATAGATAGGTTTCATAAATTAGAAATAGATAAATCACAAACTATATGGTGTGATAGCAGTGAACCAAGACTGATAGAGGAATTATATCGTAGTGGGTTTAATACGAAGCCGGTAGTGAAAGGTAAAGATAGTATTAACTTTGGTATATCAGTAATGAAGAACTATAAGATAAAGATACTTAAAACCTCACAGAATTTAATTAACGAGATGTATGCTTACCAATATGAAACAGATAAGCATGGTTATACTACTGACAGACCTGAAGGTGGATTAGACCATGCAATAGATGCAGCAAGGTATGGATGTATGATGTCTCTATCACAGAAAGCAGTAAACAAAGGCACATATGCAATCTCAATCGGAAAATATAAATACTAGAGAAAACTTATGGAACTCTACCGAAATTAAAGAGTTGATAGAGTATGCTAGACATTTGCAAGCAGAAAATGAGGATTTACAAGCAAAAATGATAATGATGCAAGCAAAGTTAAACAACGAAGAAGCAAAGGTTAGACAAATGAATAACGCAATAAAACAAATGATATATGGTCAAGGAGGTAACGCTTAATATCCCTACAAGTTATGGTGATATAAGTTTAAAGAAATGGTTAGAGTTTCAAAAGCAATTAAAGAACTATGAAGATAATGAAGATGCAATAACTGCATTAATGTTATCTTACTTATGTGGATTAGATACTGAATACATATCAGGTATAGCAGTAGCAGATTATGCAATGCTTAGAAATGAATTAAGTAAGTTTATAAACAATACTGAATTACCATTACAAAAATTTATTTACATAGATGGTGTTGAGTATGGATTTGAACCTAATTTATCTAATATGTCTTATGGTGCATTTGCAGACATAACAAAGTTTAATACAATAACAATAGATGATAATTGGGCAAAGATAATGTCAATACTATACAGACCAGTTATAAAGAAAGTAGGAGACACATATACTATTAAAACATACACAGGCGACATAGACCATAAACCATTTTTAGAATTAGGTATGGATATTCACTTTGGTTGTTTGTTTTTTTTTGTAAATTTGTCAACGGACTTACTGAATTCTATCCTGAAATCTATGACGCAGATGGAGTTGCCTCTCAACATCAAGTCAACTTTAGTAAAAAGTGGGGAGCATATCAAGCAATTATTGAACTTGCAAACGGAGATATCCTCAAGATTAACGAAGTTGTAGAAGAACCATTGGAAAAATGTTTATTATATCTTTCTTTTAAAGCAGATAAAATACATTTAGAAAATCTATTACATAACGAAGCAATGAAGAAAGTTAGATAATAACATTTTCATTTATAGTTGTTATTACTAAAAACACATTATGGCTAGACAATGGTCAAATTCAGGCAATGGTAATTTAAGATACTCTGTTAATAGACAGAATCAATCTGGTATTTACATAGGGCCAACAAGAGGATTAAGTTCACCAAAGAATAGTAGAAGAGGATGTTTGTGTATTGAAAAGAATACATACTCTGTTAGTTGCTGTGATGGTGCATTGATACAACAAGGAATAGGACAAATTGAATCTCCTTTTGTAGAAAATGGTTCGTTTAGTTCAGGTTATGATGATGGATACCAAATAGATTAAAATTAAAATATACAAATGTCAGCAATATCAAAACAAGCTTTAGTAGTAGATAATAGTCAATCATTCCCAAATAATAATGCCGGTGCAATTACACCTACTGCATTAAGGGATTTTAATACTAATATGATAGACTCAAATGTCAATCAAACTGAATACAATACAAATAGTGGAAGTTGGAATGTATCTATTAGTAATTTAAATACTTTTACTTCGTCTCAACAACCTACATTTAATGCATTGAATTCATTTACTGCAAGTCAGTTAACAATCAATACAGGTGTTAATCAGTTTACTCAAAGTGCCAATGCAAGTATTAATAGATTGGACACATTCAGTTCTTCTTTTAATACATACACTGCTTCAATAAATCAGATACAATCAAATGGTGTAGCATTAGGATATTCAACAAGATTTAATTTAGTTGGACCTGGAACATTCTTTTCAGCATCATTAGTACAAAATGTAGGAGGGACAATTGCTACTTTGACATTTACTTCTGATAATGCAAAATTGAATACCAGTTCTTTTAATGATTATACTGCATCAACTGCAGCGACCCAATCAGTATTTAGTGCATCAGTTGCAACATCTTTTAGTTCAAGTAATGCAACATTTACCGCATTCAGTGCTTCACAGAATAGTTTTAATCTATCTGCAACTGCATCGTTGGTAGAGTTATTAAACTTATCATCATCATTAAGTGGTGGATATGCAACTCAAGGTGAATTAGACCAATCATCATCTGTATTACAGGCAAACATTGATACGAAATTAAATACATCTTCGTTTAATGCATATACACAAAGCACTAATAATACAATTGCAACTCTAACAACCACTGCATCTTTTAATTCATACACTGCATCTCAAGCAACAGTCAATAGTGGATATAATTCATACACTGCATCTAATAATACTAAATGGGATACAATTGGATTATTAACAGGCTCATATGCAACAACAGGTAGTAATGTATTTACCGGTTCTCAAACAATTACAGGTAGTATATATGGAAATATAATATCAGCAAGTATAGTAAGTTTAACTGCAAGTTTAGATTTAAGTAAAGGTAATTTCTTTACTTTAACATTAGTATCAGGCAGTACAACAAATTTAACTACAACAAATATAAAAGCGGGTCAAACTATAAATTTATTAGTAACACAACCATCTGTTGGGTTTGGAAGTTTATCATATAATACCGCAATTGCATTTCCACAATTTAATATATACTCTCCAACTACTCAATCAGGTAGTGTAGATATAGTAACTTTTGTAACATTTGATACTGCTAAAATTTATGCAACTGCAGTTAAAAATTTAGTATAATGAGATTTACACCATTTTCATTTTTAGGAGGAGATAGTAATGCAAGTGCATCGTTAAGTATAACAAACGCAATATCAGGAACATTTACATCCGGTTCTGACACTTATGGATATTTAAAATTCACAGGGTCAGGACAATTGAATATAACTACTGGTGCATTACCTTATGTTAATATATTTTTAGTAGGTGGTGGCTCAGGTGGTAGAACACAAGAAGTGGGTAGACCTAATGGACATGGTGGTGGAGGAGGTGGATTATTATTTACTTCATCATTAACTTTAAATGCAGGTTTATATACAATTAATGTAGGAACTGGAAGTTTTCAAAATTATGATGGTGGTTCATCATCAGTAATATGTGATGCAAGAGGAATTAATATAGGAGTAGATGGAGGAAAATTTGATGGAACATCTGGTTACCCATCATATAATGTTAAAGGTGGATATGGTGCCGGTGCTGCAGGCGGTGGTGGTGGTTTAGGAAGTGTAGGACAAAGTGGTAGTTTAGGTATAACTTATATAGGTGGTAATGGTGGTACAGGTTTAGCATATACAATTATAGGGTCATCATCTTTTTGGGGAGCAGGTGGCGGTGGTGGTGGATGTAAAGAGGGTGTTCCATATAATGGAACAGGTGGAACAGGTGGTAGTGGAATTGGTGGAAATGGCCAAAGTACAGCTGCAGGTAATGCATATGGTGGTACTGCGGGTGTTACAAATACAGGTGCGGGTGGCGGCGGTGAAGCAAATGATAGTGGTGGAAGTGAACCAGGCGGTAGTGGTATAGTAATTATCACATATAAATTATAAAACAAAAATAACTATTTTTTAAACAACCTTTGTTATTAAAGGTATAAAACACATACAAATGAATTCAAAAACTGTATTAAGTAAGATAATGTCATTATTAAACATAGAAGACACAATATCTTTAACAGACGCAAGAACGGCTGACGGAACAATTTTACAATCTCCAACTTTTGATTTAGGTGAAAAGGTAGAAGTAGTTTCAGAAGATGGAACTAAAACACCTGCACCAGATGGTGAACATCAAATTGAATTGAAAGATTCAGAAGGTAATGAAGTAATTATCAGAGTAATGACCAAAGATGGTATTATTACTGAAAGAGAAAATGTAGAGGAAGCAGAAAATGAAACTGAATTAGAAATGGTTCCAGTTGAAGAAATCCCTCAAGCATCAGGAGACTTATTAAAAGTAAACGAAACTCCAACTCAAAAGAATTCAGTAGAATCTGGCACCTTAAAGATGGCAGAACAAACTGATACCGCAGAACCAATCACAGAAGATGAAGATGCACCAACTAAAGAAATGCCAACTGAAGAAGTTGATATGGGCAAGATGATGGATGATATGTCTTATAGAATTGGTGAAATGGAAGCTAAGATAGCTAAGATGGAAGAAGCAATGATGCCTCCAGTTAATTCTGAAGTAACTGAAGAAGTTGCAGGAGTTAAGATGGCAGAAGTAGATGAAGAAGAGTTACCTAAATTAGATGGTGCTCCAATTGAGCAAGCTACTAAGTTTGCATCTCAAACACAAAACAATTATGGTAAGAAAGTAAATGATTCACAATCAAACTTCTTATCTAAATTATATAACTAATTATTAAATAAAAAAGAAATTAAAATGAAACAATTTCAAAAATTTGCAAACCCAGTTGTAACTTCAACAAGTTACGCGGGAGAGGCAGCAGCAGGATATATCGCAGCAGCGTTATTGAGTGCAAACACATTGGACAAGAAGTTAGTAACTATCATGCCTAATGTTAAATACAAATCTGTAATCCAAAAGATTTCAGTAGCATCATTAGTAAATGACGCATCTTGTGATTTTATCACAAACACAGGTAGTGTAACTATCGCAGAACAAGTATTGACTCCAAAAGAATTACAAGTTAACTTACAATTATGTAAGCAAGAGTTTGTAGCATCTTGGGAAGCTTTACAATTAGGTTTTTCAGCTTTTGATGAAATCCCTAAGTCTTTCAATGACTTCTTAGTATCTTATGTTGGTGGTAAAGTAGCAGAAGCAACTGAGCAAAACATTTGGCAAGGAACTTCAACTAATGGTTCTTTCGCAGGTTTCCAAAACATCTTATCTGCATCAGTAGCAGCAGGTGGAGCAACAGCAGTATTACCAGCAAGAACAACAGGTGGTTCATCTGCAATTATCTCTGGTAGTGTAACTTCAGCAAACGTAGTTTCTAAATTAGATTCTATCGTTCAAACAATCCCAGCAACTGTATATGGTAAGCAAGACTTATTATTATACGTTCCTACGAATGTAGCAAAAGCATTCCAAACTGCAATGGCAGGTAATGGTGCTTCTGGTTTAGGTGCTAATGGTTGGAACAATTCAATGAATATCGGAGAGAAGCCTTATAACTTCCAAGGTATTGAAATGGTATTGTGTCCAGGTTTGAGTGATTCTAACATCGTTGCAGCTCAAAAATCAAACTTATTCTTCGGTACAGGTTTGTTATCTGACTACAACCAAGTAAAAGTAATTGACATGAGTGACATTGATGGTTCACAAAACTATCGTATCATCATGAGATTTACTTCTGGTGTACAATTCGGTGTTGGACAAGATATCGTTTACTACGGAGCATACTAATATTAACTAACAAAAATTAAAACAAAGTATTATGGCTTGTAATTTATCAGCTGGAAGACAGGAAGTTTGTAAAGAATCAATTGGTGGTATCCAAGGGGTTTACTTTATTAACTATGTAACTGGCTCTTTCACTAAAAACGGAAGTGGTGAAGTAACTGCAGTACCTTCAGGGTCAACTCTTTATTTCTATACTCTTAAAGGTTCGAGTGCATATACTGAAACTGTTACAACTTCAAGAGATAATGGTACTACATTCTTTTCACAAGAATTAGTATTAAATCTTAAAAAGTTGACAAACGAGATGACTACTCAATTAAAGCTTATGGCTTATGGTCGTCCTCAAATTATCGTTTGGACAAATAATGGTGATGCATTGTTAGTTGGTGAAAAATTAGGTGCGGATGTAACTGCAGGTACAATTCAAACTGGTGGAGCATTGGGTGACCTTTATGGTTATTCAGTAACTTTCACAGGTATGGAACAATTACCGGCGGCATTCTTATCAGGTAGTTCAACAACAAACGCATTAGGTGGTCTAACTGCTAACTACACAGTAGTTACAGGGTCAGCTGCTTAATCAGTATTAGCATAAAAATATTAAACCCTACTCTTAACGGAGTGGGGTTTTTTGTTTTAACTATTTTAAGATAATGTTATGTTATTACAAGATACAAACAAGCAAATAACAAGATAATGCTAGCTTACTATATATCTCAATCTAACGCATACACATTTAGAACAGAGCCAACTTCTAGTAATCAATTTACTATGTCTTTACAAGATATGTATACATTGCAGAATTTAACTATGTCTATGACAAGTATGAGTTACGAACCATACGAAAGTTATATTCAATTCACAGGGTCTATTAGTAGTTCCATAGTTGCATCTGAATATCGTGCTACATTATATAATAGTGCAACTCCAATATGGCATGGTTCAATACAAGTTTATAGGTCTCAATCAACAGACGATAAATCAGTATACGAAAACCAAATTCCTCCAGTAACTTCACACGCTAGTGAAAACAGATATACAATTTTGACATAATATGAAACAACAAGAAAAATTCTCAATCATCAACGTAAATAATAATTTGCTTCCTCTAATAACGGAAGATACAAAAACTCGTTACTCATGGATACCTTTTGGTGTTTATGGACATGATGATTTCTTTAATGCAGTAACAATGACTTTTAATGTATCAACAACTAACTCTGCATGTATAGAGGGTATTGCTGATTTAATTTATGGTAAGGGTATATACTCAAAAACACCTGCATTCAACGATGTATTACAAAAGTTAATTCCACAAGAAGAAACTAAAAGAGTTGCATTTGATTTAAAACTATATGGTAATGCATGTTATCAGGTATATTGGAACGATGAACATACTAAGATAATTAAGATGTATCATATTCCAGTTCAAACCATTCGTGCAGAAAAGATTGGTAATTCACCAAGAATAGAAAACTTTTACTATTGCATAGATTGGAATGACCAAAAGAAAATAAAAGAAAAGAAAAAGATTCCTGCATTTGGTACTTCTAATGAGAAAATGGAATTACTTTATATTAAGAATTACTCACCAGGTTTATATTATTATTCCCTACCTGATTGGGTTGCAGCAATGCAATTTGCAATATCAGAAGGCGAGATTAGTAACTTACATTTAAATAATATTACAAATGGTTTCTTACCTGCTGTAATGTTAAACTTTAATAATGGAGTTCCTGCACCTGAAGAAAGACAAACAATAGAAGATTTAGTTCAAGCTAAGTTTACAGGCACAGATAACGCAGGTAGATTTATGTTATCATTCAACGATGACCCTGCAACTAAACCAACATTAGATGTAATTGATATTAGTAATTTACATGAGAAATATG